TTAACGTTAGCCGCCAAAAAGAAAACACAAGCACCAACGCCAGCGCCAGTAATTAAGGGCGATGAAGGCTCGAGCGCTTCCGACACTGCTCTTTATCGCAAGTATAAAGAGGCGCACAGCAAAGGGAACTCGCAGCTTGCATTCCAAATTAAGCGACAGGCAAAGGCAGCAAACATTAATACTCGTGAATGGTAAAGGATAAATCATGGCTAACATTACCGGCAAAATTGCCGAAGTACTTTTCGAAAGCTCATTAGACACCATTAAAGATCAAACCATGCTGGTTGATCTGGTGTCTCGTTTTGAACCCCCAGCAGGTGGCATGCAGAACGCTAACAACGTTGTTTGGCGTCCAGCAGAGCAACAGGCCACTATTTTGGATGGCTGGGATTTAACTGGTCAGGAAACCGGCATTATCGAGGAAACCTACCCAGCAATCCTCGGCACTCCGAAAAACGACTTTGTTTCTGTGCGCGCTGATGATATGCGTGACATGGAATTCTGGCGTCGCCGTGGTGTTCGTTCTGGTATGCAGCAAGCTACCGAGCTGAACAAAACAATTGCATCCGCAATTGCAACCCAAGGCTCGCTGGCTTACAAGTCAAGCGCAACATCTGGTTATAACTTCGTAGCTGAAGCTCAGGCATTAATGAATGAGCAGCAGCGCAACGAAACTAACCGCCACTTCGTGCTGAATGACCGCGACACCCTGAAGTTTGCTGGTGATCTGGCTGCTCGCCAAACCCTGCAAGGTCGTCCTGATGAAACCTGGCGCACTGGTCAGATTGGCGCTAACATCGCCAGCTTTGACGTGCACACCGGCTCGTTCCTGCCAACCTTAGCTGGCGGCGCTGATCCTGCAACCACTGTTACTGGCAACCAGTCTTTTGCGCCACAAGGCGGCTCTGTTGATACCGCTACCGGCATTGTAACCAACGTCGATTACCGCTCTGCTACCATTGCTGTTGCAGCCTCAGCGTCCTACAACGTTGGCGACAAAGTGACCTTTGCCAACGGCGGTACAGCAGTGCAGGCAGTCGGCGCTTCTGACAAAGTTGCAACCGGCCAAGCGCGTACCTTCACCATCGTAGCCAAGCCTACCGCCACCAGCATCACGGTTTATCCTAAGCCGATTGCTGCTGATGACCCTGGCCTGTCTACCCTGCAAAAAGCTTACGCCAACATCAACACCCGCATCCTGAACGGCGCGACTGTAAACCGCATTAACACTGCGGCCTCTTACAAAACCAACCTGTTCTTCGATGCTGACGCTGTTGAAGTTCTGTCCGGTAGCATCCCTGCCGAACTGATGGCAAGCTTTGCTGGCAAGAAAGTTATCTCTGAAACCATGAGCAACGGTCAGAAAATGTACATGGTGTATGATGGCAACATCAACGACATGACATTCCGCTACCGTATGTTTACATGGTGGGGCGTAACCGTGCGCGACCCAATGCGCTGCGGTGTTGCTCTGTCAGTGTAACGATCACAAGGGGGCTTCGGCCCCCTTTCTACCATGGGGTTTAATATGTCGGTACTGATTTACAAGCAGGACGAAAGCGGCGAGTTTATCGAAAGCAAGTGCGATGCGCTGGAATTGCAATCGTATTTGGATGATGGATATTCGTTAGATCCTAAGCCTACCGCCTTACAGGCAGACAAAAACAAATCTGGTAAACTGTCGGCTTCCGAGATTCGAGAAGCTGCAAGACTGGCTGGTATCGAAAATTACGAAAATGCCCGCATTAGTACACTAAAAGAGAAGCTAGGCTATGGCGACTAAGGGAAGCATTGTTGATGGCGCGTATTCAAGGTTGCGCATTTCTGGGCTAACCGATAGCGCCACACCCGCGGAAGTATCGCTTGCCCTTGACGTTCTTGAAGACATGATGGCGAGCTTTGAGGCTGTGAATATAGCTCTCGGTTATCGCTTCTCAGACTCGCCTGATACTGCGGATGAATCAGGCATTGATTACACACAGATTGGCCCAATTAAAAACCTGCTGGCTTGCGAGCTTGCCGTTCATTTCGGTAAAGAGTTAACTCAGACACTTGCACTAATGCAAAGTGCTGCTATGGGTTCGCTGTACGCATTTACCGCAAAAACAAGACAAGTGCAGCCTTCGCGTAGAATGCCTCGCGGCTCTGGCAATATGCGCATAAATAGCTTTAACAACTTTATGCAGCCTGCTACTCAGCCGCCTATTTCTTACCAAACAAACAATATTACCATTGGCGGTATTGACGACTTCACGGAAAGCTTTGTTATCTGGCTTGCTGGCGAGACTATCACATCCTACACAATCACAAGCACAAACGGTTTGCAGGTTAGCAATGATTCTGAGCTTGACGGGGTTATTAGCTATCGCGTTGAGTGTTTGGAGTCTGCCGCAAATCTGGAAACACTGTCGTTTGTTGTTACAACAGACACAGGCCGCATAAATAATGTGACTGTTAATTTTAACTGCTCATAAGCTGGTACGTATCAATAAAATCAAGCTCACTTGTATTTAACTTTATAGGGATAAACTAAAATGGCAGCAAAAAAGAAAGCAGTAAAGAAGCCAGCAATCATGGTTGAAATTGAGATCGGCGAAGGCAAAAAGAAGGGCAAGAAAAAAGGCTGCTAAAGGTATGAGCAGGCGAGGTTATCATAAACCCGGAATGTCTTTTCTGGGTGTTGTTTTGATAGCCTATCTGCACGTCCGGTTGCGTTGTGTTTTATGTCAAAGCATGACTCTTGCCGAGTAATTGTTGCACCTTCTAAATGTCTTGTTTCTATGACTGAAAAACGCTTAGCATCCATGCCAAAACCTATAGAGAAGTAAAATGCAGATACCAATGTTAAAGGGCGACAAGGTCGGTAGCAACACCGATTACAGGGATGGCCTGCTAACCAATATGTACGCAGTTAAGCGCGACATATTGGGGGCAAAAGGCTATGTGTTGTCGTTTTACGGATTGTCTGAGTTTGCATCCGGTAGCGGCATTGATCGAGGCGGCAAGTGGGTGTCGCGTGACGGCCTTGAGGGGCATTACAGGGTATCTGGTACAGACTTCATTCGCATTGATGCTGGTGGTGCGGTGACAGTGTTGGGAACAATTCCAGGGAGCGACCAAGCAAGCATTGATTTTTCATTTAATAACGTTGCTGTGGTGGCTGATGGCAAATTGTTTTATTACAACCCGGCTGACGGCTTCCGCAAAATGGCAGACCCAGACATAGGCGCGCCAATTGATATTGTTTGGGTAGATGGGTATTTTTTCCTGACAGATGGAGAAACAATTTACCACTCAAATATATTGAATGAAGAGCAGTTCGATCAGTTGGCGTTTTCTAACGCTGAATTTATGCCGGACTCATCCCGCGGCCTTGGGCGCACTGAAGAAAACGAGGTGCTGGTGTTTGGCGAGTTCTCTAAGCAATCTTTTATTAACGTTGGCTCAACGCCTTTCGCGTTCCAGACTATTCCGCGAAAAAGCCAAAAGATCGGTATTTTAGGGGTGCATTGCAAAAAAGAACTGAACGGCAAGTGGTACACGCTAAGCCGCAGAGAGGATACCGCGCCATCTTTTCACATCATTAGCATTGGTGCTGAGCAGTCTATTTCTACCCGCGAAACAGACGTTATTTTACAGTCTTACACAGACGATGAATTGGCTTCTTCAACCATTGATGCCTTCGTTGATGGCAACGTTGTTTTTATTGTCTTCCACCTGCCAAGCCATACACTGGCATTCAATGAGTCTGTGGCGGAATCGTTTGGACTTGAGGCAGCATGGTCTGTATTGAAGACCGATACTGTAGGCGATTTAACATACCGAGGCCGAAACATAGTGCGAGACCCGCGTAACGGCAAGTGGCTTATTGGTGATAAGCGTGATGGAAAGATTGGAGAAATAGACCGGACAATCTGCACGCATTACGGCGACATGGTGGAGTGGATAATTCACACTCCCGCAGTAAATCTTGAGACTGGCTCAATTAACAAGCTTGAGATTGAAACCATACCGGGTAATTCGCCCGATAATGATGCCAGGGTTTTTATTTCCATGTCTCAGGATATGCGAACCAACAGCATGGAATACAGCAAGGAATACGGAATGAACAATCAGTTTGGGCTGCGCTTTATTGCCCGCCGTCTTGGGTATGTACGTAGCTGGGTTACTTTCCGGCTTCGTGGTGTTTCAAGGTCTCGCATGGCGTTTTCAAACTTTGATATTGAGGTTAGCTAATGGCAACACTTGCCCAGCAATTGCAGACGCTACGGCCAAGCGCATCCGACCTTAAGCGGCTAGGGTGGCCTGACTGGCTCGTCAATGATTATCTGACTCTACTGGAAAACCTTATTTTATTGGCAAGTAGTGATGACAACTTCCTTCTTGTGTTGCAGC